TTAAATTTGTTCGGAACAGGCAGCAGGATTCAGCTCAAAAGCTCGCTCCTCAAGGGCTGCTATTCCTTGGTACAGCTGTGGCCTATAGGCGACGTGAAACCTGTTCCGGAGACTACTCTGCATATCGCCTATCCTTCTATAGGACCAAAGCAAGCAATAGAGTGGCGACCCTGAAGTGATATAAGTCAGGCAGGTATGTCCTACTTGCTCGTGATAGCGTTTGAGCCTTTTTCGCGAGTGCGGTGGCAATTTCGCCACTTCGGCCTCCCATCTTCGAGAGGCACACGAGGAATAGCGGGACCCGTTAACTCTAATATCGACCAGGACCAACAGAAAGAAAATAAACGACATCTTGTGTGCGTACCGAATCAATCCGTTAATCATATTGCGCAGTTCGCGGTATGCGGGCTGGTCGAATGCCACATTACCCTCCGCTGCGTACTGAAAGAGGCTGTCGCGAAGGTCAAACAGGTCTTGCCTAAAAGCATCCAACCGGGAGTTCCGAAAACCATAGAACAATAGGAAAGATAACCAAATAAGGGAAATCGCCGTAGTTAGCACATTTCCAATTTCACTCAATGCGTCCTCCTTTCTCTACTTAAGGTCGCCCTCGCCGGTCGTTCCGCGAGACGTTAGGTGACTACTAGATCGGCCAGGGTCCTTCATAACTTCAGCAATTTTCTTGCCAGGAGAAAGATTTCTAATTGCCCTCTGTTTCAGCCATACCTCTCTCCTCCAAAGGCCCGTCGACGTGCCGGCGACAGACCAAGCGGCCCACTTGCTCATCGTCATGCTAGCCATAAAGCTTACACCGATCTGGGTAAAGGCAAGGGTCTGTGTCCCAGCGAACTTTGATAGCGCGGAAGTCGCGAAATACACCACAAGTACGAATGCACCGCTGTAAATGCCGCGGCGCAGATTAGCATCAATCAACTCCAAGAGTCTAATCCTGGCAGTAAAACCGAGATCTTGCTCAGGTTCTTCCGTGTCGACTACCGCTCTAGCTGTCTTGGCCATGTTCAAGCCATGCTATGCGCCGCAGCCCTAACCAGTTTGTGACGTAGATCACATCACTATTGATATATCCGCTTCATTTTTCCCATTTTGGGAATAGCCTTTTTTAATTTTTCGCTCCGTTTAACACAAAGGTGCGCATGTTCCACTGCGGATTTACGCCTATGAGGCCCCTCGCTATACCCGCCCAGCACCTGGCGACGAAACCACTAGCACAGTTTGCTCGTATGGAAGTACGGGCGGTAGTCTCTCAATGGCGTAGTCATTCCGCAGAGTCCGGGAATGGACTCAATCTGGCATCGATAACATGGTCAGTTTGGATTACCTACTAAGACAGCTCCCCAGGTCTGGGAATTACTCGATGCCGCTGTGATGGTGACTGCGGTTCCGGATACCGAGCACGCGACGGCAATCGCCGTGACTCCTTGCACGCTGGCCACACAAATCGGTGTTGAGGTATAAGCTGATGCCAACGTCCAGGTACACGAGGTGCTGGACGACATGGTGCAGGTGCCAGCGTGGTTATTTGATGATGGCTGATTTATGTGTGTGGCTGACAAGGTCGAGCTGGCCGCTACCGGCCCTGTGAGAGTAATAGCTGAGCCCTGAATTTGAATGGGATCGAGTGTCCCGCTCCCCGCATAGTTGTAGGCGAATATCTGCCCTTGCGAGCCGCTGATGCGGTTAGTGAGATATGTGCCGGTTGTCGGTAGAACCCCCACATTGCCGCCAACATATGTCGAATTGCCGAAAAAGGTGCCCATGCCCCCGTTTTGGTTGATGTATACACCCGCTCCGTCGAGCAAAAGCGGCAAGTAAGCGGAGGTCGTGTAATTGTATCCGTACACCTGACCTTGGGTGCCGCTGTATCGGACCATCACACCAGAACCCGCTGAAGGATTGAAGCTGTTTCCTGTGGCAAAAAGGCTGCCACCCACAGTGACTTGGCCTCCACTTAGCGCGTTCAGACTGAGTGGGTTCCCATCGATGTCGTAGCCTTGAAAGGTCGATGTCGCATAATTATAGGCGAAGTTCTCGCCGTGCCAATTAGATGAATTCCCGCTCGTATTGTTCCACCGCAACACAACTCCGAGCCCGGAGGTCCGCGTACTCACTCCTTGACTCATCAAATCAGCCCCCAACGTTGTGGCGCCCAAACTGGCAGCGGGGCCGCCGGTTTGGGTGCCACCGATCAGCGAAGACGAGAACACCACCTGTCCGGGTGGACCGGTGAGGTCGCGATAGAGCACCGGGCAGCTCTGATCATGGAAGCCCTCGTAGACGAAATTGGTGCCCGCGCCCGCTTCGAAATCGTAGAGCGCGGCGGTGACCGTGCCGGTGGAGTTGCAATCCCAGAACTGATTCAGCAATGTGTTTTGATTCCCGCTGACCACTTTAATCGGGTACGGATAGTACGGCGACTCGATCAAGTTATCGCGAATCTCATTGCCGCGTGCCGGTTGAGTCGAGGTACCCAACTCGATCGCCGCTCCGCCCGCCAGGTTCGAGCCGCAGGTGGCGAACATGGTGTTCTCGGTGATCGGGATGGAGTTGGCCGCGCTCTGCAAGTAGGCGAAACGCCGGATGTGTTGGGCGAAGTTATGCATGATATAGCCGCCGTAACCTTGGAACCAGCCGGTGGAATCGCCGGTCGTCGCCGTGCCCGTGCCTCCCAGAATCAGGAAATCCTGGTCGTTGGCCGTGCCATTGTTGCCGGCGTAGCCGCTCACGAAATTGTCGTGCAGTTGCAGCGTGGCATTGGTGGTCATCAGGAAGGGCGTGGTGGTGGTCGCGCCGGTCTCCTGAAAGGTGCAGCCGGATATCTCCAGGGTACCGAAAGCGAAGTCGGCAAGCTTGGCCACCGCCCCGGAGTAAGTCATGTTCAGGATGGTCCCGCCCACCGGCGCGGTTCCATCCAGCGAAAAGTTGCCTCCGGCACACTGAATCGAGATGGCCGGATGCTTGGGCGGATGGGCGCCGTTATTGGGAATGACGATCTGGGAGCCGATCAGAAACGTTCCCGCCGGAAACGAAACCGTCCCCCCGCCATCGTTATAGATGGTGGTCAGCGCCGCGCTCACCGCCGCCGACACATCGGTGGCCCCGGTATTATCCGCCGTAATCGTCACCACATTGCCCGGCACGGCTGAGGTCGAGGCCGGCGTATAACCGAGCGCGGCAATCACGTCACTGCTGGTAGCCGCGGCCGCCGCTCCCGATCCCGTACTTTTCACCAGGCCCGTAACACTGGGGACCGCCAAAAACGCGGAGGCGGGTTGCGCCGCAGCGGTACCCAAGGCCGGTTTATTCAGAACCTGCGCTACGCCGCTGGCCGCATTCCAGTCGCTATTCACCTGTGCGGAGGGAATCGCGGGTTGGTTAGCCAGATCGCTATAACTGCCACTGATGGCCACCGCCGCCAGCGCCGGCTTATTCACAATCTGCGCCAGGCCACTGGTGGCATTCCAGTCGCTATTGATCTGCGCTGGGGGAATCGCGGGTTTATTGGTCAGGTCGTTATAACTTCCGCTGGTGGCCACCGCCGCCAGTCCCGAAACATTCGCCTTCACATTCAGCGCGCTTTGCAAGTCCGTTTGGTTGGCCAGAGTTCCGGCAATGCTGCCCCAGGTACCGCCGCCACCACTGCCCGCCCCGGTGCCACAAGGCGCGCCGGCATCACCCAACAGAAACGGCGACACCCAGGCGGCGCAATCCCCGGCCATGGGCGTTCCGCTGATCACCGCTCCCTGGACCACCGTTACCAATGGCGCCAGGCTGGGCGCGAAATTATCGAAGTTGAAGTTACTGCCTGTGGGCTGCACGCATTCGTATCCACTGGCCATTCCCGGTTGGCCATTCCCCAATACGTACTGTCCGGTGCTTTCATCTTTGACCGTGACCTTATAGCAGATATGCGCCGGCGTGGTGAGCGCCGTATTGGCCACGCTCAAGCTGAACGAGCCATTGATCACGCTGGCGCAGCGGGGTACGTTGATCACCTGTCCCCCGCCCCCGGCCTCATAACTGATCGGCACGCCACTGTTGGTCGCCGCCTGAAAGCAAACTTGCCCGTTGGCCAGCTTACTGCCCGTTAGATCCTGCAAGCTGGAAGCGGTCACCACCGTAAAATTCTGCGCCCACACCTTTTCACCACAGAGGGCACAGAGGACGCTGAGGAAAACAATTGCAAATTTGAAATTTGCAATTTGAAATCTGCGCGCATCCTTGGCCGCGCTACAAATGATATTTCTGTTGATATTCATATCAAAGTTTTCCCTTTCCTGGTTTTCCTCTGTGTCCGCTACGTACTTTCCGGAAACTTCGAACGCAGAGGACGCAATGGACGCGGAGGATTTAGCCGGATTATTCATGAAGGATCTTGGCGCAAAGGTGGAAGCGCTGGCCTTTAGGCCAGCGAATCAGGCTTCTTTCGAGCGGGGCTTCAGCCCCGGCAGGCTCGATCCGGGGTTAAAGCCCAAGACAGAGTTTCGATCTAGCCGCCGGCCTAAAGGCCGGCTCTTCCACCGTAAACACACGACATTCTCCCCGTGCCGAGAGGATCTGATGAATAATCCAGGTTAGAAATGTTATTTCCGGTCTTCCTGGGTTGCTTATCCCAATTTTCCTCTGCGTCCTTAGCGTCCTCTGCGTTCCATTTCTCACTGGAAGTTTCCGGCACTATAAACCCGGAAACTCCGTAGTGGAACCAACGCTTAATTCGGATTCTTGCCTCCATAGCCGCCATGCGCGCCCCCGCCGCCGCCGCCAAAGCCGCCGCCACCGGTCATGGTGGTACCGGCACTGGAACTGTTGACCGGGGTCGTTGCCGAACCCACCATCAGGTGGCCGTTGGCACAGGCCACGAGCATCGGGGCGGTGTTCGTCAGAAAATAAAACGTGCCGGCAGCGGGGTTATACATGGCGTAATAAGTGGTTCCCCAGGTGATAGCGGGAGGCCCCCATTGCTGGCCGTTGATCTGAAAATACCGCCCATTGGAACCCCAAAAAGTGATCGGCGCATTGATCGAGCCATCCGGGTTCACACTCCCCGGCCCCGCGGGCCCATAGATACGGAAGAGAGGCGCGCCAGCGCTCACAATGCCGTCCACCGTGACGTTGTTATCCACAAGCTGGAAGAAATTGTTGTAACGGCCATAGAAGTTGTACTGACACTCACTCACTTGGTCGAGGGTCTGCGCCCCGCCGCCTTGCGAGTTAAAGCTGGTGAACTTGAAAAACAGAGTCTGGGGCAGCGTCATGCCGGCGTTCACCCAGGTGGGATCGAGTCGCAAGGCAAAGACGTTGCCGTCCAGGCGAACAAACGGGGCATTGGCGGCGTGATCCACGATAGGAGTTCCGTACAGGCCCCTGCGTAGGTACGGTGGCGCGGAGAAGCAATAACCGTTGCTGGTCACCAGCACAAGCTCGGAATAAGCAACCAGTTCGCCATCGATCCAGCAGAGTGTCTTGTAAGCATCGGCATCCGCCTGGCTGGCCGAGGCTAAGGAACCATCGGACTCGGTAAGGTCGATCCACATTCCGGCCGTCGTGTCGGGATCGGCAGTCACGCCCCAATCCGTGCTCGCCCAATTACCCGGCGCTCCGGCCGGCGCCGGGTTGCTGTTGATTTGCCCCATCGTGCTTTTGCCGGTGAAGATCCCCACTTCCTCGTAAGTCACACCATCCCGCGACATCCAAACCACACAACCACCCCAATTCGGGTTTGCCCCACTCAGCGCGATATGCAACCAGAAACCCGCGCTATTCAGACTGTCGGGCAACTCCATAAACACGGGAGTGTTGACGTTTCCCGGATCGACATTACTGGCACTGGTGTATGGGTTGCTTGCCTGGATTTCCATCGGCGTCGGATGGTTCAGACCATAAATAAAGTCCGTAGCCTCACAGGCCAATTCCCAGCCTTTTTGATCGTCCCAAGATTCCTCCACCGAGGTCAGGCGCACTGGCGCCTTATTCAGTCCCAGGCAGGTATCGGTGATGGTCACCAGATCCATTGCTTCCAGAAACGAATAGGTCACCGGCAGCGAGAACTTATAGGTATTGCGGCTCAGGGCGGCGCGCTTCACCAGCACGGAGGCGATCTTCTGCGCGATCGACGGCTTGGTGATGGAGTGCATATCCTTCGCGTCGGCCGCCCGCGTACCGAACTGCGCGACACTGCGCTGCTCGATTTCCGTGGTTACCGTGTCGTTGTACGCGTACTCCTGCTGTTGCGAAGGAGAGTAGTCCTGCCCGTCGTTGCAGTGCGTGATCTTCACCACGTTTGAAGCATCCGCCTGGCGCGTGCGTTCGACGGTAACTGGAGGCGTGTTGCCATCAACAATGAAGCAGCTATCGTTCAGGTCGCAGGCCGGACCGGAGGCCGTAGGCGCCGTATAGACCAGCCCATAACCGGCCGAGGAAACCTCATCGTAAGGGATGGCGTTCAGCACCGAACCGCTCCACACCGGAGCGCAATTCGCCACCGCAAATAATTCGTCGAGCACATCCTTGGCGGCCTTTTGGCTATCCAGATATAACGAGCAGGAAATGCCATTGGCCCGGCACCAGGCGCGCATGGCCGTCAGATCGCCCAGCGTGATCGGCAGTGTCGTGGTAGCCGCGCTGTTGATGCTATGGGGCACGCTTACCGGGAAACCAGCTACCGGACCCGGGCCGGCGGCGTTCATTAGAGTGACCCCGGAAAAGGGATTGTTATCGGCGCAAAGCGTCTTACCCGCGATCAAATCTAGAACGATATCCGCCGGATCGCAGCCACCCAGCATCCAGATATCGCATGCGCCCTGGGCCTCGAAGCTAAACGCCGGCAACAGGTTCGCCGAACCCAGATCGAACTTTACCGAGCCCACGCCGGAAACCCAGTTGTAAGGAACCTGCTCGGAAGAGTCGGTAACGTATTCAGAGCCGGCCGCCAGATAGCGTTCCAGCTCCATGTTTAACTCAGCCAGCGGCCCGCGTCCCCATGCCGGCCCCGTGGACAACACAGCCGCCCACTTGATCGACACCTCGCATCCGTTCAGCGAATTATCCGGAAAGTGAATGACATTTCCGTCGGATGGATTCCATTCGTAGGTGTAAGGGCGCCGCGAACTTCCCGCCTGACCGTCCGGTGTGTAGTAATGCTCATTCCACAACGGAATCTGCCAGCTACCACTCTGCGTGGCCGATCCATCGCCACCATAATCATTGAAGTTGACCGTTCCCATGCTCTGCCACACATGGCAGCCCACCACCGCCACCAGGCTAGGGAACGCCGTTCCCAGCAATGAAGTAAGATCCACCTGATTGCCACTGATCACAGCCGTTGTGCCACCGTAGGCCACAGCAATGTAATCTTTGTCGCGCCAGGCGGAGAGCAGATTTTGCAGCGGGTAATGACAGATCAGCCAGTCACCGGCGATGGTGTAGTCGTATTGCGTCGAGCCGGCCTTGCCCCCCTTTTTCCCTGAGCTGATGGGCGTGGCCTTAAAATTCCCATTCCAAATCAACTTCGGCGTCACCCGATAACGGCCGTAGAGCAAAGGCACAGCCGAGCCCAGCGTGGAGGTCTGCGTTGCCAGCGACACAGCTCGCGTTGACGCGCCGTTTTTGCCCCCTTTACCGCCCATTGCTGACGTCCCCCGTTCCCTGTTCCCCGTCTCCCGATCCGGGCTTGATCCACGGGTTAAAAAACTTCAGTTCATGTCCGGCAAAAACCGGGTTGGTGAATACGTTCGAGCGCATCACGCACGGCGGATAACAATGGATCACGAAGGGCCACTCCAGCACGATCGCTCCATGCGAGTAGACCCAACGGGTCTTGACGCAAATCACGTCGCCTGGAAGTGGCGAGTTGTGAGTTGCGAGTTGCGAGTACTCGGTCGCGTACTTTGAGAGGTAGTTCAGATACAGCTCTTGCTTAGTGTTCAGAAACCATTGCTGGGGAACATAGGGCACGCCCTGGGCAGTGAACACGCCGGCCTTGGCAAACACCTCACAGATGAACGTCTCGCAGTCGGCGCCGATCCCTTTGAGTTTTGCCGCGTGAATGAATGGCGTGCGCATCCAGCTCTGGGCTTCGGCGATCACGGCCGCGCGTTGTGCAGATTCAGTTGCGAGTTGCGAGTTGCCAGTTGCGAGCGCATCTGCGCCGCCGGGGTTACTCGCAACTCGCATCTCGCCACTCGCCACTCCACTCATACCGTATCCTCCGGCACCGGCACATACTTAAAGCCCTGGAACAGCTGATTCTGATCGCTCACATAGCTGTAGGCGATATAAACCGTCACGCCGGCGTCCAGGTGCGAGAAATAATAGTGCCCCTGTCCGTCGATGCCATATTGCCCGGAAGCGCCCGGCGTGTTGCCAGCCAGTGTCAATGCCTGGCCGTTAGCATAGGTCACGCCCTTGTCGGCCGCATACTGCGAAAGGTTGTTCACGGCCACCGTTTCCACCGGCCAGATGCCATTCGAGTCCGGCGTCCCGGCCGGCCCGATGACGTGCATTTCGTTTAACGAAGTGGTCTGCGCGCGCAAGTAAGGCACCAGGGCAATGAAGGTGTCTCCGGCTGCCGGCAGCCAGGGCAACGACCCGTAAAGGTAGAACTGATTGAATCCGTCGAGTCCGGAGGGATTGCCCGCCGATCGGCGCACGGTCACAATCATGCCCTGGCAACTGCCGCTGGTGAATTGGATATAGCCGAAGTCGAAGATGCCGTCGCCAAACAGGTATCCGCTGCTGGCGCCGCTGAGGTTTGGCGTGGTGCATTCCGCCAACACCATCGATGTGGAGACTGTGCCGGCTTGCACGGTGAATACCGGCGCGGCCGTACAACCGCTGGGAGGCTGTCCCGCGGCATACTGCGCAGCCGGATTCCCGGGTTCGATCAGGTTCAACGGCAGCTGCATATCGAGCAGCTCCAGTGGACAATTCACCTTCAGCTGCACGCCTGTCCGCGTCATGGTCTGGTCGGCTATGCGCCCGGTGAACATCTGGCATGCGCCGTAGGTATTGCAGTCGTTGATCGCCGGCAGCACCGCGCGATATAGGCTCACCGTGCCGTTGTCCCACAACCCCGCCTGGAAGGCCTGCAGCATCGTGCAGGAGCCGTACATCATATCCGTGGGTAACAGGTACCATTCCAGATCGAGGGTCACCGCCTCCAGTCCGATCTTGGATTGCACCGATCCCCGCTTCAGCCGTGCCGGCAGAAACAGCCCCAACTGATTCCACTGCAAAGGAACTTGCGCGGTCGTCAGTAGTAGATTTTTCGACCACGGCGCCCCTTGCACCAGCGTCTTGATCTGGAACAGATCGGCACAAAGCAGTTGCCGATGCGTGGCCAGATGAGCCTGCACCGCCGCCGTCGAATTGTTACCGTTGCCGTCTGTGAATGATCTCATCGCTAACACCCACCACACCAACACCCACCACGGAGACACTGAGACACGGAGTTCACGGAGAAGAACACAGCAGGGGCCAAAGGCACCAGCCTCAAAATAATTTGTTGTTCTTCCATGCGGTTTTTCTCCGTAAACTCCGTGTCTCCGTGCCTCCGTGGTGGACGTTTATTCCCTCGCGCTCACCAGAGTGATTTCCCGCGCTTCGTACATCTGGTACCAGAGCGTGGCGAATTCCTGCTGATCGTTTCCTAGCTGCGGATCGGAAGCATTGCCTTTGCCTCCACTGAAAATCACGCGGTAATACCAACTGAAGTTCGCCATCAGCGGGAGTTCCGGCGTGCCCAGCAGGTGGACGTAGTAGCCGCCATAAGGGGCCTGCGGCGCGTAGGTGGCCCAACTGCCCACGCCGTTCTGATTCGGCTGCGAGCAGTTCAAGTGGTAATCCGTACCCGCCACCAGCAGGTTGCTATTGCCGTCGTAGATTTGTGGCGCGGCCTGCAACTCGTAAATGGTTTCCGGCCATCCAGGAGCACCGTCAAACGCACCCACAGCTCGCACCAGCCCGGAATTGCCATTGCTGTCCGTCACTAGCGTTTGGGACCCGCCGGGGGCGGAGGATGTCGAATCCAGCGGATTTTGCGTCAGGCTGGAGAGGTTCAATAAAAAGGAATCGAAGCTGCCCTGCCGCGCGAGAAAAAAGGCCAGCATCTGATTGAGCTCGTTATGGCTGGCGTCATCGCGCAGAAACTCGAAGCTACATTCGAACTGCCACATGGGATCGACGAAGCGCGGCACGCGCACCATGCTGCCATTGCTGGCCGCCTGCCCCATGGTGGCAAAAGTCGGAATACGCTTCACGCTCCAATCGAGTCCGGGAAAGGTGGGAAAAACGATATTGCTCATAGGGCTGCCTTCGGTCGTCGGTCGTCGGTCGTCGGCCAGCAGCCGCGAATTCTCAGCTCGCAACTCGCAACTCGCAACTCGCCGCTCATCCCATCACCCCTTTGGTTCGCAGAAAGCGTTTCATACGCTGCATGGCCTGCGCCGACACGCGATCGCCGATATGGTTGGCGTAGCGGTTGGCACCTTCCAGATCGGTCGCATTCACGTGGACATGGGTAGTCAGGTTGGGCGCGCCCAGGCCGCCAGCGCCGCCGCCTTCCCCCGCAAATGCGTAATTGGGTCGGGAGAGCATAGTACGGAAGCCGCCGGCCAGGTTGGCCGGCAACACCATTTCGTTCTTATGCACCAGCGCCATCTGATCGTCCGGCACCCGCTCCCAGCCACCCGCGGCCGAGGCCAGCGTATCGAAGGCCATCACCCCGGCAAACGCCGCGGCCGCCGCGGCCGGCGCCAAAACCGGTCCGACCACGGGGATTGCCGCCACCGCGCTGTAGGCATGGGCGGCCGCCGTCGCCGCCGCGTGCATAATCTCCCGCAGCGAACTGGTCGCCGAGATCGAGTTTCGCTCGGCGGTGGCTGCGGCCGTTGTAGTTGTTTTCGCCGCCTCGGTGGCCTGGTGAAAGAGCAGCATCTTTAATTCTCCGGCGATCCACTGCATCATCATCTTTTCCAACGCGGCGGCAAATTCGGCCACCATCGTCAGTCCCATTTTGTCGAATGCCTTATTCAAGCTTTGCGTTCCCTGAATTACGCCATTCATCGCCGTGCGGAAGCCGCTGTTAATGTGCTGGAAGAATTCATCGAAATGTTTCACTTGCTGGGTAATGCCCTGCTGGGCCAGCTTCGCCGACTGCAGCTCATATTGCTGTTGCGCCACGATCAGCTTCTGGTAGACCTTCTCATAGGCCTTGTAATACTCCTGCGACTCCGCGCCATATTCGGTTTGCGCCAACGATAGCTCGCGAGCGTAGGCCGCAACCTCGGCCTCGTATCTCTCATTGAGCGCTTGCTTCAGATCGGCCAGCTTCTGCCGTTCGCTCATCATGCCGATGGAAACCAGCCATTGATCCTGTTCCGCCCGTTCCTGAGCAGCCGCCTTGCCCTGTTCCACCGCGCCTTCTTCTTCCGCCACGCGCGCCGCGATGTACTCGTGCCACTCCCGCGTTCCCTGGTCCCACGCCCGGTTTTGTCCGGCAAAGGCCGTGCCCATGTTTTTTGCCGCCGCGCTGGTCGCGGCCACAGCGCTCTGCAACCCACGCTGCAAATCCGCGAGATCCACGGAAATACCGATTTCCAAAACGTTGTCAGACATAGAAAAGCGCCTTTGGCCTTTGGCTGTTGGCCGTTGGCCAGAAAGAAATCAGAAACAGCGGGATTGAGTAATCGGGCATTTTGGCAATTGAGCAATTAAGCAATTGAGTAATCGGGTAATTGCCAGAACCGTGGCTCTTCGGCCGGGTTTTACTTTTCCAATTACTCAATTACCCGATTACTCAATTTGTCTCTCTGCCCCTCGGCCCAGGCCACCAATTCCCGCACATACTGGGGCGGAGAGACCGGAGCGCCGAGCCAAGCGGCTAGTTTGCCGCTGGCTGCCGCGCCGATTTCGGAGGAACGCTGAGCCGGCTTATATCCGAGGTAGCCGGCCAGAACGACATGCGGAGGAGGATGTTGCTGCCAGTAAGCACACAACCGAATGACATCCGGCATGGTCAGGGTTCGAATAGTATCGAGGGTCCAGCCGGTAGAGGTGACGAGATAGCCGTAGAGCCAGGCCCAGTCTATTCCTGTACCGGCAACGATTCCCCCGGCGCCTGCCCCGGCCGCCCCGGGCTGGCCCGGCGAAAGCCATTGGCTTGCATGATGGCCTCTACCACCAGATTCAGCGAAGGCAAGTCGAGCAGCTCGCGCAGTTGGACTTCCGTCATCTCGGGATAATTGCGCCGAAAACTCGCCAACAGAATCGGCATCAGTTTCCGCAAGCGGTCTTTCAGACTGGCCGAAGGCGTCGCCAACTGTTGAAACTGCGCCTCCAGCTCTTCCAGGCTATCCAGCGAGAGCGGCGGCAAAGTGTAGTTCTCGCCGCCTAATTCAATTTCCGTTCCTTTATACATACCGAACCTTTCACCGCGGAGGACGCAGAGAACGCAGAGGGAAACCAAGAGCAAAACCTGTCTTGATTCGTTCCCTGCTCTGACGGCTCTCCGCAGCCTCCGTGGGTTTTTTGCCTTTTCCCGTCTTGCCTCAGCGTCCTCTGCGTCCTCCGCGATGAAAAACCGCTACGCCACGTCCGCGTACAACTTACCCAGCGTATCGGTCGAGTCCGTGGAGGCATCGAAATTGAAATCCACAATCCAGAAATCTTCTTGCTTGGTCGGCAGGCTGATTTCCGAGGCGGTGCAGTTGAACAGCTCCAGCCCGATGAACTTCCCCTGCGTGGTGTTGTAGAGCAGCGCACGGAAGTTCGGCGCATAGCCCAGCAGTTGATTGGTCAGCGTGATGGTTTCGCCGCGCGTGGGCGCCGTGTAGGTGTAGCTGACCAACATGGCCGCGCCCTCGTCCGCCGCCGCAAAGGTATAGACGCCGGTGGAAGAGACCGCATATTGCCCCACGCTGGGCGTTCCGGTCACCTTGGTCAATTGCTGCTGAGTGGAGGCGTATTGCACGCCATAGTCCGTCACGAAGGTGGAGGCGTTGTTCACCGTGACCGTGAAAGGCGTGTTGGCCGGCACGTTCTGCGCCTCGCCATCGGCTACCAACGTAATGCCGGTGGCGCCCGCCTGAGCGAAATAGAGCTGGTTCAGCAGGTTCGGATCGAGTACCGCCAGCTTCGCTTTCACCGTAACATCGATTTTGCCGCGCGCCTTGGCCACCGGAAATTGCTTCTGGCCATAGAGCTTTTTCAGATCACCCTTGAAATCGACCTGCGCATCCTGCAGCACGCCGAACCGATAGGGCGTCGGGTTAGTGGGCAGATTGCCGGAATTCGGGTAGCCATACAGCACGCCGCTTCCAAACTGAATATTCATAATCGCTCCTTCAATTTCAAATTTGCAATTTCAAATTTCAAATTTAGGCGTGCCCCACGTCCCGCTTTGGAGACCGGAAAACTACGCCGTCAAGATTCTCACTGGCACCACCGCCGCTCCCTGGGCCTGCAAATAGGCGGGACCCTTAATAACTTCGCCTTCGATCCAGCAGTGATCGACCAGGCCGCCCAGGGACTGCACGCCATTCAGCTCGGGCGCCAGGGCGCCCTCGACAACCGCCAGCAGATTGTTCAACGCCGTCGCCGGCGTCACGTCTTCCTGGCCGGGCAGTTCCGGCTGCGATTCGCAGTAGTAATAAATGCCGAGATCGACTTCCAAGGTCCACTTGGTGGGCAGCCCGCGCGGCCGTGGATTGGCCGTTTCACGAACCTCTTCCAAGAACAACGCCGGTTGCATCTCCGCCGTAAGCTCGCTGGGCGGGATCGGCTTGCGGCCCACAGTAACGAACTGTCCCGTGGCCGCCAGCTTGGCCAGTAGTGCCGTGTAGATGGCTTCGCGATTAATCATCTTCCAAACCTTTCACCGCAGAGGGCGCAGAGGACGCAGAGGAAGCCTTAGATAAACCGATAATGACCATTTCTTTCGGTTTTCCTCTGCGCTCTCTGCGTCCTCTGCGGTGAATGCTTTTCATGCGGATATCGCTTTCACCATCACTTTTGTCAGCTCCTCGACAATCATGCCGCGCTGCTCTTGCAGGCTTGGCCGCATGAATGGCCGCACGGGGAAGTGGATGCCATAAGGACTGCCGGTCATCACTCGCTCACCCATGGCGCGGCGCATCAGGTGGGGCGGCTTTTTCAGCTTGCGCTGGCCGACAAAACTGCCGCCGTCTTCGTGCAACTCGCCATACCAGGCAGCGCCATCGGTACCCACTTGGCCCTGGATTGTCGTGCCATCGGTGTATTGCCGGGCACTGTCTACCACCGCCCGCTGCAAGGTGCCCGTTTTGACATTCAGCACCTGGCCTTGCAACTTCTCGGTACCGATATAGCTCGCCAGCTTCAACGTGGCCCGCATCATGCCCGGCCCCAGTTCCTCAGCCACCCGCTGGTGGCGGCTTTGCAGCCACTGCGTTACGCGCTCATCCGAATTGTTGAGAAACTCGAACTTGATCACAGCGTCACCCGTCACAGTTGCGAGTTGTGAGTTGCGAGATGCGAGGAAGGCCCGGCGATGCCTCACTCGCAACTAACAACTCACAACTCGCAACTCAGAGGATTGCCACGCGCCGTTTGTACTGCTCAATCACGCGCTTTGTGGTCTTGGGCATGTCCTGGATGTCGTAGCTCACCTGCTCGCCGGTGTGCAGGTGCTTCGAAGCCACGGCCGCCGCCGGCTGCACTTTGTAGCGATACTGGCACCAGTCCAGGACGGCCAGCTCGATCTCGCCCGGGAAGGCCGTATCCGTCAGGCTGGCGCCGTAGCCCGCCGAATACTGCACACGCACATTGCCGTAGCCGCGAGCGAAGCTGTGGCCGATCAGCTTGATGGATTTGTCGTCGAAGATGTATCCGGACTGCACGCTATCCGGCGAAGGAAACATCGTATACACGCCGACGGTCAAACTGCTCACGCCCTGCACCGGCTGATTGCGCAGCACCATCGTCGGTGCGCCCTGGCCATCGCGCTGCTCGGTAAAGCTGGCGGTGAAAAATCCCTGCCGATTGCAGGCATTGGCAAAGTCCGCCGAAGTGCGAGTCAGCAAATCCGTCAGCTCGTCGTCGGCGGCAATGTTGCTGGCCGCGATTTTTAACCGCTGCTTCAGTGCTCCGAGCGTGGTCAAGATATCGTTCAAGTCGGTTCCCTCCAGTGGCGAGTTGTGAGTTGCGAGTTGCGAGGCCTGAACCGGTCACTCGCGACTCGCAACTCGCGTCTCGCAACTCGTCTAGCCGGCGGCGATGTTATCCAGCAGCCCCATAGCGAACGGCGTATAGACCTGCAACACGCCGTAGAAGTTCACGGACGTGAAGCGGGTCTCGGTCGTCTGCGGCCACAGGCGCTGGTAGTAATCGCGCAGGCAGTGCATGCGATAGGTTCCAGGAATATTGGCCAGCGGGTAGGGGATCTCGTCACAATCGAAGAAGATCTTGCCCGACGGCAGGTTGGGGTGGATTTCCAGCGGCAGATCTTTCGGTCCGCCCACCGCGTATTTGTTCAGGTACGAACTGACCAGTGAGCCCGCGGTAATGCCGCCCTGGCTGGAACCGTTGCCCAGGTTGATGCGGAATACACCGTTCGATCCCGATTGCAATACCTTCTTCGTGATGTCCTTGGCCTGCTGCGACGACACCCACATTTTGGTGGGGCTCACCTTGTAGTTGTCGTAGAACGCCTGCAAAACGGCGTCGATCTCGGCAATGCTGCCGTCGGAGTTGCCCGTCAACGTAGCGCCGTTCAACGAAGTGTATTGCCCGGTGGCGCCGGTGATCGCCGGGTTGATGGCCTGGTTGATCAGGCCGTTAAAGACGCTGCCATTGGCCGAGTAGTCGCTGGCCGCGCCCAGAGCGGCCGTAACACCGATGCCGCCATTGGCGTTGTCGGTTTGCGCGCCCGTGGCCGCCGCCGTTTGGGTAAAGCTATTGATGGTTGTGATCGCGTTTAGCGAACACTGCCCGGCCGTCGCCGACGTGCCGGTAAACCACGCATAAGCGAATGCCCCCGGCACGGCCGTAGCCGTCCAGGTTACCGTTTGATTGCCGCTGGTCGTGGTTGCCACAGCCGATGCGTTCGACACCTTGCTGACGCCGCCATTGACGGTCATCTGTTCGCCCAGCGGACTGCTCTTGAGGAACTGCGTGACCAGGCCGCCCGAGACCGTGCAGCGTTTCCAGCCGTCGTAGGTCAACGCCACCACACGGCAGTAGTTGGCGCCGGCGGCGATCGAGCCGCCCGCGCCAACGGTACCTGCGGGAGCGCTCGGCTGGGACAGTCCCGAGGCATTGCCCACCAGCAGCCACTCTTCTTCCGCGATGAACATGGAGCGCAGCAGGTTGTCGGCTTCGATCGCCAGCGCATTGTCAAAACCCTGCGCCTGCATGATGGCTTCTTCCGTGATCGAGTTTTCCAGCGAGAAGCGCACGAACGCCGCCATGCGGTTATCGGTGGTCTGATCGATCACCGAGCCACGAATTCCCTCGGTGGTTCCCGGGAACTGCCGGCTGGGATTGATGGCGGTAATGATCTTCCAGTTCACCGCGTTACCGCCATTGCTATCGGTAAATCGCGGCACCTTGTTGCGAATCGGGGTAATAACGGGATACAGCGTCTTGGCATAAGGTTCCAGGTTGTAGTTCACAACCCCGGTACCCGTGCTGACGCCCACCGTGGTGTTGGCTTTTTCCAGAACGGCGTCGCTCTGGAGCTTCTTGAGCAGCTCCATGGTCTGCTCGGTTAGACTTCCGATCATCTCGGCTCTCCTTTTTTTCAGAACGCAGAAGTTAGGAGTTAGGAGTTAGGAGTTAGAAGTTGTGACTTCGAATTCCGACTTCTGACTCCTAACTTCTCTCCAAAGCGATTGGCTGACTCAAGCACTGCTTGAGCGGCTCCCGCGAGTCGGCAGCTTTCCCTGAGTCGAAGATTGTGAAGGCTCTGCAGAACGCAAAAGTTAGAAGTGAGAAGTGAACGTATATAGCCCCAAATTCTAACTCCTAACTTCTAACTTCTTTCCAAAGCAATTGGCTGGCTCAAGCACTGCTTCAACAGCGCTTGCGGATCGGCGGCGGTCCCGGGGTCGGGGTTGTGATTGGCGGATTCGTTGTCCTGTTCCTTGGTAATGGCTTTGGCGGGGCCGGCCGTTTTCCGCGGGAGCGGATCCGCCAAAGTCTTGGTCATGGCTTCGGTCAGGTTCTGCACGGCGCCGGCCAAGTCCGTGATTTGCCGGCGCTGCTCGACCACGGCGCGAGCCACCAAATCGTTTTCGGCACGCTTTTCCAGGGTTTCGGGAGTAGCGGCCAGTGCCGGCGGAGCTGCCTCAACTTGCGCCGCCAATGGCGGATTCACGGCTTTCGCCACTTTGTCCGCGGTGAGCTCGGCGCCTTCCTCGGCGACCAACGCCGAAAGGATGGCCACTCCGTCGTCAATCCATTCCTTGAGTTGCGCGGGGACGGGCGAATCGTCGTCTTCGGTTTCCGCTTCCGCAGCCAGGCAGCCGCGCAGCGCGTTCACTTGGGTCAGCAGATTGGCCAGATCGGCCGCATCGACCATGAGCTTTTTCATCTTCCTGTCCTTTATTTCAGTCATTTGGAACTTGCGTAGCTCCACCGAGCCATCGGCTTTCACGTACTCGAAATGCGCTTCGGGATTGCAAGGATTGTCCACCAGCGAAATCTCGCTGGGCTTGGCGGTATAGCGGAGAAAGTCTCCATCCGGCCAGGGCTCGCCCACATATTCGCCGCCATGGGAAAAGCCGGTATAAACGCCCTCTTCGCACTTGGTCCAGGCCGTGTCATCGACAATGCGGGCGCGCACGGCGATGGTTTTGTTCGGATCGTCAAAGACCAGGTCCACCACCTTGCCCACCGCCGAGTGGCTATGCATTTCGCGGACGTTGCCCAGCGACTTGCCCGCCGTGGCCCGCGCAAACTCGCCGGACCATTCCGCGTAGTGCGGTTTCGTGGACGGGTAATCGCAGATCTCGCCGTCTTTGTCGGGAACTTCGGAGGTCACCACGCCATAGACTTCGCGCTGCGCGGCATCGACCTTGATCAGGCGCACAAATTTCGTAAATGTTGACATGGGCAGCTTTCCGGAAACTTCGAACGCGGAGGACGCAACGGTCGCGGAGGCTTGCGGGGAAGGTCGTGATCAATTCCTCGCTACGGCTTTAGCGTCCACTGCATTCCATCTTGTTCTGAAGCTCCCTGTATGAACTCCGCGGAAACCTATGGGCGATCCCGGACATTGTCCGGGAAATAGAACCGTTCGGTGCATTTGCACCTGGGGTGATAGAGCGGTCCCATTTCGCCGTTCGAGAAGGGCTGATCAATGGGGATTATTCCGTCCGCCGTAGCTATATCGCACTCATCTTCATCTTCCTTGCCATGGTCGGGACTCAGCTCGCTCGCATGCTTGGTAGCGCCGCAGGCTTTCGCGGCTTCGCGAGAGCCGTAAGCATAGGCTTGGCCCAACTCCGTTCTCGCAATGGTTTGGGCACGGCGCTTGTTAAATGGCCTTTTGCCTTCTTCCTCTGGCAACCCTTCGATTTCTTTGGATAGCTCGTCTGTGCTTTTGCCCGTCACCAGAGCATCTACAATCAGCTCTTTGAGGGCCTCGCGGGTGGATTCGGTGATCGTCCACCTGGCGTCGGGATTGGGGACAAGCACGCCATCCTTCCACTGCTTCCCCACCATCTCGGCTGCACGCTCTCTCGCATATGCCTCGGCACCCGCGTTGGCGGTATCGCAGTTGTCCTGCGCGGGTGGCGCCGGGCGCCCCATTAATTTCCGCCACGCCGCGCGTATACGGGCGGCGGCAGTCCCAAATGCATCCTTGATTCCACGTCCTAGAGTCGAAACCAAGCCGTCAAAGTTAATATTCAGCTTGTCGGCAATTTCGTTGGCTAGTTCTTGCGCCTGATCGAGCCAGTCGCTCTTTTGAAATTTTTCGGCTTCCCGTGCCGGCATTTGAGCGAGCGCGGCCGGATAGTACCGCCTGATTTCATCGGCAAGAATCTTGGCTTGATCCTTTAAGAAAGCCGCTAATTCAGCGGTTAGTCGGGGTAAAGCCTCGAGTTCATCAACGTCCGCTCCCGGCCTGACGCACAAACTGGTTTTTTTTTACTAAGCTTGCCCGCTTGCAATGGCGCTTGTCCCTCGGCCTCCGAACTGGGGAGTGCCAGTTGATCGCCACCACTATGTGGTTCCATGCCCAGACGCTGACGAGCTTCATTCGGCGTAATGATGCCCTGGGTCACCAGCAGTGCCGCGAGTTCCGCCTGATCCTGCGGATCTTCCGCCTTTTCGTCCTGCCAGGCAAATTCCAGGTCGGTAATGCCAAAGTATTTACGAATAATGGAATTGAACAGGTCGGCGAAATATACCTGCAACGGCTGTAAGCCTTCTTCCAGCGCCTGTTCTTTGGCGGTTTGCGCGGTGGCACGATTCATCTCGCGAATGAAAGGTTGCGGGCTGATGCTGAAGGCGAAACAGACCACGCGCGCCAGCCACTCGTCGAGCTCCGCCTTGAGATCGGGCTCCTTCAGCAGTTGCAGCTTGCCGTCGGGTCCCAGGAAAATCTTGCGGCGATTATGCAGATTGCCCGCCAGATAGGCGTCGAACACCTGCTGATATTCCCCGATCTGATCCGGCGTCCAGGTGTCGGGCACTCCCAGATAGGCGTCCGGCACGGTGCCGTCGGTATAGTACGCCAATTGCGACATCTGGCGGCGCAACCCCAGATTGACGCTCATCACAATCTGCTCGACCGGACTGAAGCCGTATAGCTTATGCGCCCGCCGGTTCCGTGGTCGATAAATCAACTCGTCGGCGGTGAGATTGGCCGCCACGACTCCCTTGATGATTTGCTGATAGGCGGTGAGCGGCGGCGCCGGCGTGAAGCCGGTAGCCTCATCAATAACGGGAAAGATGGTGGCTCCATCAATCACCAGCAACTGCTTCAACTCGCCGCCGCGCGTGCGGATCGGCTCGATTGCCGGCGCATCCAACACCAGCAGATCTTCCGCCAACGGACGCATCCACTCCACCAGCGAATGCTCACCATCGGGCGATTCGAAGAAAGCTGTCAGCCGAGCGATATCCGGTCGTTGGTCGTCGGTCGTCGGTCGTCGGCCGGACATGGCCGAAAGCCGACGGCCGAAAGCCGACGGCCGGATGGTCCACGGCACTTTGGCCAGCTGATCTTTGCGAGTCTCGATCACCGTGCGCAACAAATCGTAGTTATCGGCCAGCGCCCGCAGTTGCGCAAAGGTGGTGGTTTCTCCCGAGCGGGGAATGTAGTTGATGTTCTGCCCGATGGGAAAGTCGAAGCGGCGCACCGGGGTATTCGGCGGCGCCACTTGCGGCAGCGGCGGCAACGCCGAAAACCACGCATTCATCCCCGCTTCCCAAGCCGCCCGCATCGCACCGGAAACGCGCGCCACCACTCCCGGCGCAATCGGATTGTCAGTCACGTTTTGTTCGCTCATACATTGTTCACTTTTCACCGCAGAGGACGCAGAGGGCGCGGAGGGCCAAACGATAAAGCCGCTTTCAGCCGCAGATAAACGCAGATCAAAGCACAGTCCAAAAACACCGCTTTTGACTTGACTGATTGCCCCATCGGCGTTCATCTGCGTTCATCTGCGGCAAAAAGGTTCTTTCTTCGTATTCCTCTGCGCCCTCTGCGTCCTCTGCGGTGAATGAATCAAGGTACCTGGCTCAACCAAAACTTCACGACAGCCCCGCCTCGGCCTTGCAGCCAGATCGCGGCTTGCGACATCATGTCGCACATATCGTCGTGGGCGGCGTTGGGGAAGGTCGTCAACTGCTGAATCAACGGCTCGGTCCAGGCGGCGTTGCGATCGACATACCAGTCGCCGGCTTCCCACTCGGGCGCCGCCGCCATGAAGCGCGCCAACTTGCCGCCTCGGGGTTCCACGGCAATGATGCCGGGAAGCGTGTGCTTGAGCCGCTCGATCACGGCCGAGCCGTTGGCCTTGTCTTCCACCAGGGTGGCGCTGATCCGGCGCTCTCGGCGTTCCCGGATAATCTGCGCCTCCGTGGCGCTCATTCCCAAATGCGCGTTGGTAACGCTTAACAGATACCGTTTACGGCCCTTCACGCCGATCCGGCCTATGGCCACAAAATCTGAAGTAGGCAAATCCTTGAAGGCGCAGTCGGCCGAGATAATCTCCAGATCAAACTTCTCCGGCAGGGCCTCGTCGGGCTCGCCGGTATGCGGATTTACTCCGCCGTAGTAGCGCACATGCTGCCGCTTGATGATGTTGCCTTCCAGCGGGGCCGGCCGCTGCTGGTATTGCCCGGCATAGATCAGCCCGCGCGCCTTCAAGTTCGCAACTACATCGGGGGTGAAGCGCTCTGGTTGGAGCACGTCGCCGAGGCTGCGTGCTTCGGTTTTCCCGGAAACCGGAAGTCGCCAGTTTTCCGGCTCCTCGGCTTCCAGTGGAATCTTGAGGTGCGTCCACTGGCCGGCTTCAGTTTCCAGCAGGAACCCGGTTAAATCCGCCTCATGCAGCCGCTGCATGATCACCACAATGGCTCCGGTGCCCGGGTCGTTCAGCCGCGTGCGTAGCGTGCCATCGAACCAGTCATTGGCGGTCTTGCGCTCGGCGTCCGAGAGCGCCTGATCGGCCGAGAGCGGGTCATCCACGATCAGCGTGTCTCCGCCCTTGCCGGTAGTAGTGGCGCCCACGGAGGTGGCGATCATCTGGCCGCGATGGTCATTATCAAACTGGGTCTTAAGATCCTGGCCGTCGCCAATGCGAAAATCGCCGCCCCAGCCCCACTGATACCACTCACTGGCCAGCAAATGCCGGCGGGCAATACTATGTTCCGTACTCAGGTCTTTCGAATACGAGGCACACAGGAAACCGTGCCCGGGCTCCCCGGTCCATACCCAACAAGGAAAGCAAATGGTTGCGATGGTGCTTTTGGCCGTCCGCGGCGGCACGTTCACAATCAGCCGCCGCACCTTGCGCAGCCGGACCAGCGTCAGGTATTCACACAACAGGTCGTAGTGCCAACTCCATATCAGCTCCCGTCCAGGATTAAGCACCGGCCAGGCTTGGCGAACGAAGATGGCCAAGTCACTCTTAGCTAGCCTCCGCGCTTTCTCCCTATCGAGTTTCTTCCGCCTCCGCCTCTTCTGCCCCGGAGTCGCGGTCGCCATGCAAAAGCCGGATTTCTTCGTCAAGCTCGTCATCGCTCAGTGCCCGGATGGCGGCATCCTCCCCGTCCTCGGAATCGCCTTCCCGACCGGCCCCTGACGGCGGCAGCTCGTGTTCATATATGTAGCGAGTAATGGTCGCGTTCGCCTTCTCTTTGACGAACTGATACATCTGCCCCCGTACGGTGAGACGGCGCTGCAGCCGCCCCGACTCTAAGTCCGCCGGGTATTGCTCTTCCAGAGATTCGACCGTCATCTCCTGGTCACGGGCAATCTCCTCATTCGTGCAGCCATCTTCGGCCAGTTGGCGAACGCGCTCCGGGCCCTTTGTGGGCTTTTCCTCGGCGGCAGCCGCGGCCTTTTTCGCCGTCATTGCGACGCCGCCACATTGCGTCCGGCATGGTTCAGCGCCCAAGCTTGGACCATACCCACGGCCCGCGGATCGCCGCAAGCATTCGCATGAATCACTCGTTCGCCCATATAACAAGAGGTGTCGCGAATCTGGCCGATCTCGCCGTCGAACTTATGGCCGGTAAGCCGCAGAGCCAGTCCCCGCCGCTGAATGCGCTCCGCCGAACCATTGCGCACCATCTCATCGGCTTGAGCCAAGGTCACATAGAGAAGGATTGCCACGCCAATCTGGGCGTAAACGGGATAAGTCTTAATCTCTCGGGGCAA